GATACCGCTAACAAACTAGTATCAATCAACCCAGTTGACATCATAGGCGCCACCGAGCTTTGGGTCTACAATATTAAGACACGTAAACTAGGCAAATACATAGCAGAAGATATGGGTGGTGCACTTGGTGTTAAAGGTACTGCTATAACAGGTTTTAACGAGTCTACAAGCGTACAAAAAACTTTACGTAAGCCAGAGGTGCAGCTAAAAGAATTCTTAGCCGCGGGCAAGATTGAATTGCGTAAGTTCTTAGACAATATCAAAGCAACTGATATTAAACTAAATGGACGTATCAACCTTGATACTATTTTACTCAAAGTAGCATAAACATTAAAAGTCATCCTGTTAGTGCTAAATATACGAAACAGGATGATTTCACATGGCAACAGCAACAGGTAATTTAACCGCAAATCTCAGTCTAACTACAGACAGTTTATACAATCCAGTTACCGGTACAGGTGCTGGGCATATTGCTTATGATGCAACTCCGCTGATACCAGAGAATCAACAACGCAACGATATCATTGATTACATTCGTCTACGATTAGGTGATCAAATTGTTGATGTCGAAGCAGATAAAGAACATTACGACATGGGTATTAAGCAGGCCTTTATACGTTATCGTCAACGCAGTTCAAACGCAGTAGAAGAAAGCTATGCGTTCTTAGATTTACAACCAGAAACACAAGAATACATATTACCACGTGAGATTATGGACGTTAGAAAAATATTTCGTCGTGGTATCGGTAGTGTAACAGGTACTACAGCTAGTCAATTTGAACCATTTGCAAGTGGATATTTAAACACTTATATGTTAGTGGCAGGACGAGTAGGTGGACTTGCTAACTACGAATTGTTTACACAATACCAAGAGCTAGCAATGACTATGTTTGGTGGCTACATGAACTTTACGTTTAACAAAGCAACTAAAAAATTAACAGTATTGCGCAAACAACCATGGCAAGGACCAAACTCTACTGCGGTAGAAAGTGTTGCATTATGGGTATATAATGTTAAACCCGATAATATGTTATTAAACGATCCGCAGGTATATCCGTGGATACAAGACTATGCTTATGCATTGGTGATGATGAGTATAGGTCAAGCACGTGAAAAATTTGCTACTATTGCAGGTCCGCAAGGCGGCGGTAGTTTAAATGGTGCAGCACTCAAAGCAGAAGGGCAGGCATTGTTAGACAAACTAGATGCCGAAATATCAACCTATGCCGACGGTGGCACACCGTTAACTTGGATAACTGGTTAAATCAATATTTGACACCTGTCTGTAATAAAAGTATAATATACTATATACAGAAAGGAATAGTATGATTATATCAGTAACAGGATTCATCGGTTCAGGCAAAGACACAATCGCAGATTACCTAGTAGCAGAGCACGGCTTTAAACGAGAGAGCTTTGCTGGCACACTTAAAGATGCAGTCGCAACAGTATTTGGATGGGATCGTGAACTACTTGAAGGGCGCAGTGCAGAAGGTAGAGCCTGGCGTGAACGAGTAGACCCGTGGTGGGCCAAACGCTTAAAGATGCCCAAACTTACTCCGCGTTGGGTATTACAAAACTGGGGCACTGAAGTATGTCGTCAAGGATTCCATACTGATATATGGATAGCAAGTTTAGAAAATAAACTACGTAAAACAAATGAAGACATTGTAATCTCAGATTGCCGATTTCCTAACGAAATTAAAATGATTAAAAATCTAGGCGGCAAGACTGTGCGAGTTAAACGCGGTGCTGAACCTGAATGGTATAATGCGGCCAAGACTGTGAATGCTGGCATGAAAAAGATTGGGTGGGCATTGGGTAAAAGTGAGCTAGATAACTTGGGCATTCACCCAAGTGAGTATGCGTGGATTGGTACTAAGTTTGATGTTACTGTGACTAACGATGGTAGCATAGATGAATTATATGCTAGTACCGAAGAATTAATCGTATCAGAAATCAGGAGTCAAGTCGCCTTGAGTCCAACCTAAGCCTTCTTTAACGATAGTAATTTGACAATTAGCGCATACTGTTCTCAAATTAAATAGTGAATTATTTTTTAAATTGCCATCGACATAATACACACTAAGTTGTTCTTTATACTTTGCCTTAAAGCCACATTTTTCACAGTGTGGCTTTTTCTTATACCCGGCAAGTATCCAAGTTGGTTTTTGTGGTGCAAGTTTTCTATTCTTTCTAATACAACCGCTGCATCTTGTTCGAAAATGAGTTACACCACCACGCTTATAGTTAATTGCTGCGGGGTTTCTAGCACAACTCTGACATAAAGGGCGGAATTCCATACAGTATTTATAGCAAACCTTTGCCAAAGGCTCCTTAATAGACTGTATTTTGATAATACTGATAAATATTTTAAAGTATTATAATATAAGGATACTAAAATGGCATCATTAATTTCCCCAGGCGTATCGGTTACCGTTATAGACGAAAGCCAATACCAACCAACCGCAACTGGTACAGTTGCTTATGTATTATTGGCTACAGACCAAGACAAACTAAACCCACAAGGCACAACTGCAACTTATACAACTAAAGCAAATGCTAATAAATTAATTAAAGTCACAAGTCAACGTGAATTAGTTACAGGCTTTGGTGGCATCAATTTCCAAGTTGACGCAAGTGATAATCCTATTCATGCACATGAATTAAACGAATACGGTCTACTTGCAGCCTACAGCGCATTAGGTGTGTCTAATCAAATATATGTTCAACGTGCTGATGTTAATTTATCTGAGTTAACTGGTACAAGTATTCGTCCAACAGGTACTGCTTCGGATGGTGCATATTGGTTAGATGTAAGTACAGCTGGTACTAATTGGGGTATCACAGAGTGGACCGAAACAGGATTTGCATTGCAAACACCAACAGTAATTACTGACGCGGCACAATTAACTAGCGGAGTGCCATTGACATCAGTTGGTGCAATTGGTACGTATGCTGTTAATGCAACAAGCACATCAAATCCAATTTACTACAAACGTTGGGACAATACCTGGGCATTGATTGGCAGCGACGCTTGGCAGGAAGCAGTGCCCACAGTAACTGGTAGTGTTTCATCACCAACCCTACAAAGCGGCAGTAAACTAGTATTAAATGGTGTACCAATTACTATAAATGGTACTACAGTTGCTAGTGCAAATATTGATATTAATACTGCAATGAGCGGCAAGAATGTTATTTCAACAGTTAACGTTGCTGGACAAATTGAATTACGTATTAATAGTTTAGCTGCATCAAGCGGTAACTTGTCACTTCCAAACGGTCAATTAACAATTGCTAAAGGAACTACATTAGGTGTAGGCAACGTTGACTGTGCTGTGACACTTGGTCTACTTTCTAGCACCGATGCTAACGTTGTGACATTTAATGGTCCGACAATAACATTTGATACATATCGTAATACTCCAGCTTGGAGAACAAGTGATCAAACTCCACGTCCATTTGGTAGTATTTGGCTTAAAACATCAGCTACTGGTAACGGTGCAAACTGGGGTATTAAACAATACAGCGCACTGTTAGATTCATGGAACCTATTAGCAGCACCGTTGTTTTCTAGCGATACAACAGCAATTAATGGATTAGATTTAGTTGGCGGCGGTGGCCAAATTGCAGTTGGTACAGTGTATGTTAAATATGATACATTAGGTACAACAACAGGCACATTTAAACCATACGTTAAAAACGTATCTGGTTTAGTAAATGTAACAGGTACAACTCCAGTAAGCCCAATTACATTTGATGCCAACGATGCATTTATTATGGAAGTTAGTGTACCAGGAACAACTGTTACACAATCTGCAACTATTAATTTAAGCGGTACAACTGCGGCAAGTTTAGTTGGTGACATTTTAGCAGCAAACTTACCAAACATTGTTGCATTAGTTACAACAGCTGGTGCAATTAGTATTAGTCATCTTGCTGGTGGTACTATTAAATTTACACAAACATCAGGTACTCCGCTAGCAGACGCAGGATTAACTAATGACAGCAATATGCAAGAAATATCAGCAGGTACTATTTACTTGGCTAGCCCGTTCACTCCGTTAACATATACGTACTCAACTACAGAACCATATAGCAATCCAGCAGATGGTACATTATGGTACTACAATTCAGCACTTGAAGTTGATATTATGATTAACGACGGAGTTAATTGGAAAGGTTACAAAACTGTAGCCAACGATGCACGTGGATACGATTTAACGGCTACTGATCCAGCAGGTCCAATTTTAAGCCCAACACAACCGACCACACAAAGTGATGGCTCGACAGCAGTTACAGCAGGTGAATTGTGGATTGACACAGGCGATTTAGAAAATTATCCTGTAATTTATCGTTACAATGGTTCTACATGGGATTTATTAGACAATACAGATCAAGTTAGTGCTGATGGTGTATTATTTGCTGATGCACGTTGGAGCTATAACGGTACTACAAATCCAATTGTCGATGCTATTCCTAGCATTACCGATTTAGCATCAAGTAGTTGGTTAGATGATGATTGTCCAGACTACCAACTATACTCACGTGGTACATTATTGTTTAATACACGTCGTAGTGGTTACGGTGTTAAACGTTTCGAAAGCACATATTTTGCAACTTCTACTAAAGCAGGCCAAACTCAAGATGCAACATGGGTAAGTAACAGCGGTGTTGATGAAAACTTAGTTCCTTACTTTGGACATAAAGCAGTTCGCAATGTTATTGTTGAAGCTATGAAGTCAGCAATTGAATCAAGCGTTGCATTACGTGAAGAACAAGTACAGTTTAACTTAATTTGTGCTCCTGGTTATCCAGAGTTAATCACTAACATGATTACTTTAAATAACGATCGTAAACAAACTGCATTTATTATTGGTGATAGTCCGCTTACATTAAATTCAGCTTCAACACAAATTGAAGCATGGGCAAGCAATCAAAATCTTGCATTTGATAACGGTATGAATGGTTTAGTAAGCTCAAGTGAATACTTAGGTGTGTTCTATCCAAGCGGTTTAGGTACAGACTTAGGTGGCGAAAGTGTTGTTGTTCCTCCGAGCCATATGATGTTACGTACAATTCTTCGTAGCGACAATGTTAGCTATCCATGGTTTGCACCAGCTGGTGTACGTCGTGGCTTAATTGATAATGTTAGTGCAATTGGTTATGTTGACACAACAGACGGTAATGCGTTCCGTAGCATTGGTGTTACTGCTGGTCTACGTGATGTATTGTACACACAAAGAGTTAACCCAATTACAGTATTACCAGGTGTTGGTTTAGTAAACTACGGTCAAAAAACTCGTTCAGCATTAACAAGTGCAATGGATCGTATTAACGTTGCTCGTTTAGTATGTTACTTACGTAAAGTATTAGATGAA